GGAAACTCAGCAGAGGTTATGTCTACAGTAGTTGATATTACCCGCACGTTCTTATCGGAATACGGAGACAAAGTAGAAGAAATACGTTTTACTTCAGCAGAACCCTCACGCACAAAACTGTATGCAAGAATGATAAAGAGATTACTTCCTAACTGGGACCTCCATACTAAATTAATAGGCGGGCAAGCAGGATTTTATTTAATAAATCCTAGAGCGTATGATTTAAAGAACACACCTTAGGGCCGTGTCGCCGGCTGCTGGCGGAGTGACAGGATTCGCTACCCATGTCACCAAAGTGAGCTTTTATTACGGAGTAACAATGAAAAAAATAATAACAACAATTTTAATCGCAATTGCATCAACATCATATGCTCAAAAACAGCCTCAAGGGGTAACTTATGACGCACAAATCGTCCGCGTAAATGATGGAGATACTGTAGTCATAGCAGCACCCTTTCTACCTGCTCCGCTCAAGCCAGAATTGGCTGTCAGAGTCTTTGGCGTTGACACGCCCGAAAAAGGATTCCGTGCCCAATGCCCTAGTGAAGATCAGCGAGGACAAGCTGCCACAGTGTTTACCAAAAATGCAGTTGCAGCTAGTCAAAAGCGACAGGTCACGCTATATGCCTGGGATAAGTTTGGTGGCCGTGTATTGGGAGATATCATTCTAGATGGCAAGAGTTTGCGTCAGGGCTTAATTGCCAACGGTTTTGCCCGTGAATATTTCGGAGAAGCTAAACAGAGTTGGTGTAATTGATAAATATAATAATCATGAGATTTAATGAATTATCAGAAAGCCCCGAAATTGAATTAAAGAAGCGTTTGCCTTCTTTAAAGAAACACGATACTACAACTATTGACGATTTGGTTCGTAAAGTTGCCTATAAGCATAAACTATCTCATAAAGCATTAGAAGATTTATTTCAACGAAAGTTCCGCAGAACTCCTAAAGATTGGATAAAGGATAAACTCGATGAACAAGATGTTGAACCAGACACCGATCTTGATTTAAAAAAAGAAGTAGATAAATTTGTTGATTGGACTAGTAAAAGATTAAATCTCAAAACAAAACCTATTATAGAACTAAGCTACGATACACAAGACGCCCAGGATAATCATCATACCGGAAGTCATACAGACGGTGACAACAAAGTTTGGGTATATGTAAAAAACCGTAATTTAGTTGATATACTTAGAACTGTGTTCCATGAATTGGTTCATGTCCGTCAGGGTGAACTTAACATGATTAAGCCCGGTTCCAGTTACCCAGGTAGCCCAATTGAAGCAATGGCAGATATGTTAGCCGGAAAATATATTAAGATTTACGGCGAAAAGAACCATCACATCTTTCAATAAATTAACATTTGTGCTATACTGGCACAATGATTAAACTACTAGTCCCATTGCCCAAACAAGTTACTATCGCATGTAGCGGTGGCGTGGACAGCATGGCTGCTGTTGATTTTCTCAGTAGAAAGCATGATGTAACAGTTGCTTTCTATCATCATGCAACACAAACAAGCAACGAGGCTATGGAGTTTGTAGCCAAATATTGCACAGACAAAAAAATTCCAGTATTGTTTGGAACAATGATGAATGTTGAAAAACCCAAAGACATGAGCCAAGAAGAACATTGGCGTGAAATGCGTTATAAGTTTTTGGCTAATTGTGGTGATTTAGTAATAACAGCGCATCATTTGGATGATGCAGTTGAAACATATCTTTGGGGTTGTATGCATGGTACACCCAAAGTACCACAAATTTATAAAAATAATGTTGTGCGCCCATTCTTAACTACACGCAAACAAGAATTGATTGATTGGTGTGTTCGTAAGAATGTGCCTTGGATAGAAGACAAATCCAATGACAACACAGATTTTACCCGAAACTATATTCGTAAAGAATTAATGCCACATGCGTTGCGAGTTAACCCAGGCTTGCACAAAGTGGTAAAGAAAATAGTTGAAAAACAAGCGTGATTACTATATACTTAACACTTTCAAGGAGAACCTATGTCAGATTACAATCGTACCTTCAACGGTGATGCTAAACTTAAACTAACCCAACTTATCAACGAAGGCATGGCAACATTGCACGAAATTGATACACTTCAAGGTGGTCTTAATGATACTATTAAGGCAGTCGCAGAAGAATTGGAAATCAAAGCAAGCACACTAAAGAAGGCAGTTAAGATTGCCCATAAAGCAAGTCTTGGTCAAACTAACCGTGACCATGATGAACTCAATACCATCTTGGAGACTGTTGGTAAAACTCTATGAGTTATGTAGATGCGGTTCATGACCGTGATGGGGACAAGATATTCATTGTAGAGCGTACTCCTGAGGGTAAGCGCACATACAAAGAGTATCCTGCCAACTATACTTTTTATTACAGTGACCTTAAAGGCAAATATCGAGGTCTTAATGGAGAACCTGTTAGTCGTTTTAGTTCTAGAAAACGACAAGAGTTTGAAAAAGAACGCCGCATCCATTCAGGCAAAAAGTTATTTGAAAGTGATGTCAATGTTATTTTTCGTTGTCTAAGTGAAAACTATCTAGGTGTTGATGCACCTAAACTTCATACATGCTTCTTTGACATTGAGGTTGACTTTGATCCTGAAAAGGGTTTTAGTCCGACTAGTGACCCATTCAATCCTGTTACTGCTATCAGTCTGTACTTAGATTGGCAAGATTTACTTGTCACTCTATGTATTGCTCCAAAGCACATGACTGATGACACAGCAAAAGAAATCGCAGGTAAGTTTGAAAACTGTTTGATTTTCAAAAATGAAATTGAAATGTTTGAAACATTCTTTCAACTTATTGAAGATGCTGATGTGTTGACAGGCTGGAACTCAGAGGGTTATGACATACCCTACATGGTCAATCGTGTCACAAGAGTAATGAGTAAAGATGATACACGCAAATTCTGTTTGCTTGGTCAACTTCCTAAACCTAGAGAATACGAACGATTTGGTAAAGTAGAAACTACTTATGACTTAGTTGGTCGAATTCATATGGACTATTTGCAGTTGTATAAGAAGTACAACTATGAAAGTCGCCACAGCTATAAACTTGACTTCATTGGCGAAATGGAAGTCGGTGAAAATAAAACACAGTATGAAGGCACTCTTGACCAATTGTATAACAAGGACTGGCAAAAGTTCTTAGAATACAACAGACAAGATACTATGCTGTTAGTTAAGATTCATAACAAATTAAAGTTCTTGGATCTTGCTAATGCACTAGCGCATGAAAATACTGTGTTGTTACCCACTGTCATGGGTTCTGTTGCTATGATTGAAATGGCAATTATGAACGAAGCACATGAACGTGGATTAGTGGTTCCAGATAAAAAACGAAAGGACGATAGAAATGAAGATGAACAACAAGCGGCAGGTGCCTATGTTGCTACGCCCAAAAGAGGTATGCATGAGTGGGTCGGAGCAGTCGATATCAACTCGCTCTATCCCTCGACTATTCGTGCCCTCAACATGGCACCAGAAACAATCGTTGCCCAAGTCAGACAAACCCTCACCGAACATTACATGAAAGAAAAGGGTCATCGTCTTGCTAAAGAGAAGAAATTCTACAAAGAAGGTGACGAAGATGAAAAGGGAGCAATTCTCTGGGAAGGATTGTTTGGCTCATTAGAGTATACAGCAATTATGAACCAAGAGCGTGGCACTATTCTTACTGTTGACTATGAAGATGGTCGTAGTGTAGAAATGTCTGCGGCAGAAATCTGGAAGATGATTTTTGATAGTCATAAGCCATGGATACTAAGTGCAAACGGTACAATCTTTACTTATGAGAAAGAGGGTGTGATTCCAGGTCTACTCACACGCTGGTATTCGGATCGTAAGAGTATGCAGAAGAAACTTAAAGAAGCAACGACTGATGCTGATAGAGAGTATTGGGATAAACGACAACTGGTTCGTAAGATTTTGCTTAACTCTGCATATGGGGCACTGTTAAATGAACACTGCCGATTCTATGACAAGCGCATCGGTCAATCAGTTACATTGAGTGGTCGTCAAATTGTTAAACACATGATGAGCCAAATCAACTTGGCAGTGGCAGGTGAGTATAATCATGATGGTCCCGCAATCGTTTATGGTGATACTGACTCTTGTTACTTCTCAGCATATCCTATCTTCAAAGAAATGATTGGTAAAGGTGAAATGGAGTGGAATAAAGAGGCTTGCATTCAAGTGTATGATGCAATCGCAGAGGAAGCGAATGCAAGTTTCCCTGCATTCTTAGAAAGAGCGTTTCATGCCCCACGTAAGAACGGTGAGATTATCAAAGCAGGTCGTGAACTGATTGGTGATCGTAGTATCTTTATTACTAAGAAACGCTATGCTATCAATATCTTTGATAAAGAGGGCAAGCGCAAAGACAAAGATGGTAAAGCAGGCGATATCAAGGCTATGGGTCTTGATTTAAAACGAGCAGATACTCCTAAATATGTACAAGAATTCTTAATGAGTGTTCTTGAAATGGTTATTCAACAAGGTAAGGGTCGTGATGAAGTCATTGATGCAATCAAAGAATTCAAACGCAATTTATCAGAACAAGATAGTTGGACTAAGGGTAGTCCGAAAAGTGTGAATAACTTAACTAAGCATACAGAAACTTGGGAACGAACAGGCAAATGTGGTGTAGGTCACGCAATGGCAGCAATCAATTGGAATTACTTGCGTAAATTAAATAACGACAATTATTCTATGAAAATTGTTGATGGAATGAAGATTGTTGTTTGTAAACTCAAACCTAATCCATTAGACATGACAAGTGTTGCTTATCCAACTGATGAACTTAGACTTCCTGATTGGTTCAAAGAGTTACCATTTGATGATAGTCTCATGGAACAAACATTGGTTGACAAGAAAATTGAAAACTTATTGGGTGTTCTAGGTTGGGAACTCAAAGAAAACACAGATACAAACTCTACTTTTGATGACTTATTCTCATTCGGTTAAATTGAATGTTGACTTACGCATTAAAATCCACTATTATACACATATTAATTGCCTAAATATTTTAAAGGAAAAACATGAAAGACAATCTTAAGGACTTAATTCAGCATGTACAGTTAGACGGTGTTGACCTAATCAAAGTCACTGGTACTGACAAAGAAACAAAAGTTGCCGCAACAGCAGAAGATAAAACTGTTATTGTATTCGGCACATTCAAAAACCCAATGGCAGATTTCATCGGCACATTTGGTATGCCTAATCTAGGTAAACTCAAAACTATTCTTGGTTTTGATGACTATGATGAAAACGCAACAGTTAATGTTGTTCGTCAAAACAAAGACGGTGTAGATATTCCTACTGCCATTCACTTTGAAACAAAAGACAAAAGTTTCGTTAACGACTATCGTTTGATGTCCAAGTCTATTGTCGAAGAAAAAGTTAAGGTTGTGACATTCAAAGGTGCTGAGTGGAATGTTGAATTCGAACCTACTATCGCAGGTATTCAGCGACTAAAGAAACAAGCACAAGCTAATAGTGAAGAAAGTCATTTTACTGCTACTACTGTTAACGGCGACTTGAAGTTTAACTTTGGTGATCCTTCTACTCACAGTGGTAACTTTGTGTTTCATCCTAGCGTTGGTGGCACTCTCAGTCGTGCATGGATGTGGCCTGTAAAGCAATTCTTAGCAATCATGGATCTACCCGGTGACAAGACTGTTAAGATTAGTGACAAAGGTGCTACTGAAATTACAGTTGACAGCGGTATTGCAGTTTATCAATATCTACTCCCCGCAAACGCAAAATGATTGATTATGTAATTGGTGGCGAGTACCTAAATGTTACTAGTAACAAAGGTGCTCAGCCATATATCAGTATGTCTAGCACTCAGCCTATGGTAGGTGCATTGAGTTATGATCCTGGCAGTCAACAGATGAAAGTATACGATGGTATTACTTGGATGACTATTGGCGGCGGCAGTGCTACTGTTAACTTGAGCGCAAACGCTATCTCTGTACTCAAGTGGGCAGAAAGAAAGATGCAAGAGGAAGAAGAACTCAATCGTCTTGCTGAAACTAATCCTACAGTCAAAGACTTAGTTAATCAAATCAAAGAAAAAGAAGATCAAATCAAAATGGTCATGACCTTATTGAAGTCTAGTGGTACTGAGGGTCAAGAGTTAATGGGAAGTTAATGGAACAAGTTAAACTAACAGACAAGCAGAAAGACGAGTGGGCATTATTCTTGCCTGCTGTGTCTAGTTTCTTTATCAGTGGACTAGGCAAACAGCGTGAAGGTGAGAACTATTTTGACCAAGCACGAATTCCTGCAGGATTCAATAATGATGTTGAATGCTTGAATTTCTTAAATAGTCAAAAAGGCCTATACACTTATAAGTGGGGCTTGTATTCTGCTGGTCATGCTAACTTAGATCCAACTGTTGATGACCATGCTGAAAGTATCATTCGTAAGCGTGAGAGTGGTACTTTCATGTTGGGTGATTCAGGTGGTTTTCAGATTCTTAAATGTCAATGGCCTGCTGATTGGAAAGATCCTAACTGTCCACGTGCTATGAAAAAGCGTAAGGAAGTTTTGACATGGATGGACACATACATGGACTATGGTATGTGCCTTGATATTCCCTCTCAGTCACTATCAACTTACCATATCAAAGATCCAAAAACTGGCAAATCAGCACATGGAATTAGTACTATCGAAGAAGCAATCAGTGCTACTCATATCAACAACGAATATTTTATTAAAAATCGTTCGGGCAAGTGCAAATTCTTAAATGTGTTACAGGGTCGTAATCATACACAATCTAAAGATTGGTATGCTGAAATGAAAAAGTATTGTGACCCAAATGTATATCCCGACAATCATTTTAATGGTTGGGCGTTCGGTGGTCAGAACAAGATTGACGTTCATTTGATGTTGACTAGACTTGTGGATATTATTCACGATGGATTGTTACAAGAAGGTAAGCACGATTTGATTCACTGTTTGGGTGTATCAATCTTAGAATATGCTGTATTGTTTACTGATATTCAACGAGCAATTCGTAAATATCATAATCCAAGTCTGCGTATTACATTTGACTGTGCAAGCCCATTCTTCAGTGCGGCTAAAGGTCTTGCTTATTTCAATAACAGTATTGAGCATGACAAGAAGTGGGCATACAGTATGGAAAAGACTGCTGAGAAAAAAGATTATGCTAATGATAATCGTAAGTTTAGTGATGCTGTTTTGGCTGAAGGTATCCACAAACAGTTCACAGACAGTCCTATAACTGATAGAATGCTACTTAAGGATTTGTGCTATCGAGGGCATGGTTTTATTAACCAACAAGGTAAAGAAACTAAAACTAGTTGGGACACGTTGAGTTATACACTGTTACAAGCCCATAATGTATATCAACATATTGTTGCTGTACAAGAGGCTAATACTAAGTATGAGCAAGGTATCATGCCCAAGATGGTTATGAACAAATTTGATGACAATCATTTCGGTAACATAATTGATGAAATTTTCAGTAAGAAAACAAAGCAAGAAAGTTTAAACTTGATTGATTCGCATAGCAAACTATGGATGCAAATGCAAAGTGGCAGTCAGGGGTTTAGTGGTAAGAAAACAGTTAATGCTATGACTATGTTTGATGAATTGTTTAGTGTCGAAGATAATGATTCTGAGATTGACGAGGTAATTGAAGATAGTGATGACATGATGAATGAAGTACTAGGAGAATAATATGCCTTATAGTAATCGTATCAAAACATTAGAGCAATCTTATAATTTAGTTGATTCTCAAATCAAAGCAATAGAGCAATCAGAAAATCCTGATAAAGAAAAACTCAGTAAGTTACATGAAACTAAAAATAAGTACCTTAAAGAATTAAGTGTAATGCGCAGGGCACAATATGAAGCATATCAGGAAGTAGATTTCGGAGACGACAGATAATGGAACAAAGACAACAAGCATTGGCAGAAAAGCGTCAACAAATTAAACATCACGCAAAGCGTATGATTTTTGTTACCTTTCAGAAAGAAGGTATTCACATGTACCCGGCTGCGGCAACAGATCCTGCATTAAAGACAGGTGACATGTATGACGTTAGCTTTTTAGGAACTCCACATCGTCACATTTTTCATTTCAATGTGGCGATTGAAGTATTTCACAATGACAGGGATATTGAATTCATTCAATTCAAACGCTGGCTAGAAAATCTCTATGCCGGTGGTACACTTGAACTGAATTACAAGTCTTGTGAAATGATTAGCGATGACCTTTATGATGTTATCGCAACTCGTTATCCCGATCGTAATATCGAAATTACCGTTTCAGAAGACAATGAGAACGGTGCTACGATATACTATAACACTACAAAACCTTATCAACAACTCGCTATTTAAAGGAATTAATAAAATGGCAAAAATTCAAATTCAATCTAATCCTCGTGTTCAACAAATTTTTGAAGACCTCGAAAAATATCTACAATTCTGTGTAGATTATGGATACAAGTACGATGAATCTGATTTGTATAATCAACGCAGTTATGTATATCGTCAATATACAAAATTTATCACTGGGAAGCAAGCAAAGAATCAATGGGATGATTTGCTTAAAGAAGCAGTATGAAAACACTGTATTATATGGGCTTAGAGCCCTATAAAGCAAGATACACTCTGCAATTAACAGAGTGGAACGAGCGTGTCTTTAAGCAAAGAGGCATTAAGTATGTTATCGTTCCAGGTAACACACTTGACACTAAACAACAAATTGTCACTGGACAAGTGTTAGATGCACATGGTCGTAGTTATTTTAGCATGAGTCAATTAATGAATCTTGTTAAATTAATGAAAGAGGGAAAGGTCACAAACAAAGATGTTATCTACTTTGAAGACATGTTCCAGCCTGGCTTTGAGAGTTTGCCTTACATTCTTAATCAAGTGCCTGAGTCACATCGTCCAAGAATTTATGTACGTTGTTTGGCACAATCAATTGATCCTGACGATTTTGTTCACGTATGGGGAATGTCACGTTGGATGGGGTCGTATGAACAGATGGTATGTGAAGCAGTACGCCAATCTAATGGCGGTATTCTCGCAACTAACGAAGAAATGGTTATGAACATGAAGATTGCAGGATGGGAAGCCCCAATCTATAATATCAGTGGTCTAGCGTTTGGTAAAGACGAAGTTATTGAACGAGTCGAAGGCAAAATCAAACCTTTCGGTAATCGTAGAATGCGTGTAGTCTTTTCAGCAAGATGGGATCAAGAAAAGCAACCTGACTTTTATATGGATGTAATTGAAGAATATTTCAAAAGACACCCTAGTAAGAGTGTAGAGTTTGTTGTTTGTTCTGGTAGCAAATTGCGAAGCAACAATGACAGCTACATGCAAAGAACATGGAAGATGATTGAAGATGGTAAACTAACAGTTTATGAGGATTTAGATAAAAATGCTTACTATGATATTGTCAATGACAGTCGTGTAGTATTTAACTGTGCCTTGCAAGACTGGGTTTCAAATACTGTCAGTGAAGCTGATGCATTGGGATGCAATGTATTGTATCCTGCATATCGTAGTTTCCCTGAGACTTTTGCTAATGACCATGAACGAATGTATGTACCGTGGTCTATTGAAGATGCAGTAACCAAACTAGATAACTTATTGAAGAAACCTCATATCAATATGGGTAAAATTAGTAGTTATACAGATAAAACCATAGACAGAATCTGTGATATTTTAGAAGGCAAAGGCGAACAATATTTGCGTATGTCTACTGATTATCGCAAACACACAAAAGAAACCAAATACTAAGGAGAAAACTATGTCAGCACATGACGATATTAAAACACAATTGGCAGCATATGAAGCCGAGAACGATAAGTTCAACAAGGGAAATGCAGCCGCAGGCACACGTGCCCGTAAAGCATTAGCAGAACTAGCAAAGGCAGTCAAAGCACGCCGTAATGAAATTACTGCTGAAAAGGCTGCTAGAGCAGAAGCAAAAGCAAAGGCTAAGTAATCATGGCAACCCGCAAGAAGAAATCAGTTGCGGGTCCCTCTGTTGTAAAGGGGACTCATCTAACAGTTACTACGCATGAGGATGGTTCAACAACACTGGAATGGGATGACGAACAGCTACTCAAAGAAGTTCGTGAAGCAATCGCTAGTGTAAAAAAGCCCGCTGTTAGAGCAAAGGCAAATAAGAAAGTTCCTGCCGCAAAAAAGACAGTTGCTAAAAAGAAAGCATAAATAAGTATGTCACACAACGGTGACAACTTTCAATTTTCATATCCGCGTAAGGAAGGATTCTATGAGTTATAATAAAACAAAAACTGATCCCGAATTGGGTCAACGAGTACATGAACATCTAGTTAAGATGGGAGTAGAAACTCCTCTAACACCTAACACTAGAAACATTGACAGAAAAGAACGTATTAGTCTTATCGAAGGTCATTTTAAAGAAATCATGCAATTGCTTGATTTGGACTTGACTGATGACAGTCTAATCGAAACACCTAAGCGTGTTGCAAAAATGTATGTCAATGAAATTTTCTGGGGTTTAGATTATGAAGCATTCCCAAAATGCACGACTGTGGATAATAAGATGCAGTATAATGAAATGGTCGTGGAGCGTAACGTGTCCGTCCAAAGCAATTGCGAACATCATTTT